CTCCCGATTATATTCTTTCTCTACCATTTCACAAAAAATACCACATTCAATTTTTGGCTCGTCTGACATACGACCACGCTTTGGGTCAAGGTCATGTAAAAATAATGGCTTACTCGTTTTAGGCTCTTTCAAAACTGTGTACCCTTTTTCTTTTTCAAAATCAGCCATACGTTTAAATGCGACTGGAAAGTCTTTTCTAATCTTATTCCAGTAACCCATACCCCCCTTCACACATCCAACACAGTTATTGTGTTCATAGCCAAGCTTATACATCTCAGGTAATTCAATCCCTGCACGTTCAATCATAGCCAAACACTCTCCTTTCGTTATGCCTTCCTCAATCAAAGGCCAATAAGTATCAATTTCGTTGTTAGCATCAATAAATTTGTTCGAGCGTTCCAGTTCTTCAACCGTATACCCGAACACATGAATATCATCTGCTTTTTGAAACTTAGTTCTGACTTGTTTTTTTAATGCGCGGGTGCAAGGACTTCCACCAGGCGTTCTCATGTAGTTCTTTTCAAACACGTTATAAATCGAACCCTGATAACCCTCATGTTGTAAAATCACAATCTCTTGGCCAAACCATTCTTCACAATCTTTCAAGAAACGCTCGTTGTCAGGGTGTTCTTCCTGAACCTTACAATATGCAATCACAACATCGTCATGTTTTGAAAGTGCTATTTTTGTGGCAATAGCACTTGCGGCGCCACACGAAAACCAGCTCACGTGACGGCTCACGATAAAGCCTCCAACTGTGCAATTTGCTCTTGCAACGCTTCGATTTTCATTTTGCGCTTTTGCTCTGCCGTTTCTTCAACTTCCGGCTTAACCCTGATGTTCAAATAGCTTGAAAAGTCGGTCGGTTGAAAATCCAACCAGATACCATCAAGGTTTCTGTACTGTAAATCTGCCCCTTCAACCCATGCGATAATTGCTTCTCTGTGCGCTCTCATAATTTCCCCTATGTTTAGTTCGCCCACTACTTCTAAATAGTAGGTGTTTTTTATGGTGTATTTACCATCATACTTGTGATTAAGAAGGCAGTTGTAACCCGCTGGCTCACCATCCTGTAAAAATCCACTGTAAAAAATTGATTCGTGCGGTGCGTGATTTTCACTAAAAGACACCTTAACCAAATAATGCGTTGTGGGTCTCCAGCCGTTCTTTGGTGATATAACCTTCATAACCTCACCTTTGTTTTGAGTTCTGCCAATGTGATTTTTTTGCCTTGGTATAAAAAGATTTTCATTTTTCGGCTCCTTGGTTAAAGCCCCGACTTAGGGGCTGGGTTTGGTTAGCAGAATTTTGCAATATAATTAGATGTTGATTTTATTGCAGCCTTCTCTGTTTTGAAGTGGCGACCCTGATAGTGACCTATGACATTCTGATACCCATCTGAATCAATTCTAACCACTAGCGCATAAAAAGAACCTTCATTGTTTTTTGTTATGTTTGCTTTGTAATTAGTCATCTTGTTTTTCTTCCTGCTGGTTAGTTAATGAAGCTATAATAACGAATTGGTTATCACTTGTAAACACTTATTTGTTATTATTTTACTAAGACACTCTACCTACCCAAATTTTACCAGTTGCTTTATCTGTCTTTAATTTGAACTTGCGCCCTAACTTTCTACCGATAGCAGCAACAAAAGGAGAGCATCCAAATGTATCTTTGCCTTTAGTTCTTAAAACTTTTGTAACATCCACGCCCATTTTTTCTATTTGCGATTGAATGAACTGAGTGTAATTAATTGGCGGGTTAATCAAAGAAACTCTTGTTACTGTAATTTCACCAGTTTCTTTATTTGTCTTTAACTTAAATTTTCTATCGAGAGACCTGCCTATAGATTGCACAACAGAACCAAGCTCAAAAGAATCTTTACCATACGAATTTATTATCTTACTTTCATCTATTCCCAATGTGTTTATTTGAACTTTAATCCTACGTGATAAATTTCCAAAACTAAATTCCATGATTACTCACCTTTAATTTGTTAAAAATAAATTATATAAAATTTTAAAGTAAAATACTATTAAAACAACCCAAAAACACTACCTAGTTAACCTAGTGCTAGATAGCGGAATGATTACTACGTTCAAAAAAAACTAACTCTTTGATTTATAAGTCTTTTTTATTCTTTATAGTTATTTTTATATTATCTATTAATAAATTAATAGATACATTAATAATTAAATGCATAATACTAATTCTCTATGTTTAATTTATACCTATAAGGGCATACCCTGTAATTGTTTATGAGTATCTATCAAGGGATAATATAAATTTTCACTATGTAGCCTATAGGTCACGCCACATATAGCTTTTTTGTTAGTAAACGGTTATCTTTTTTTCACTAGATTCACTATGTAGGAAATAAAAAAACCGCAATTAAGCGGCTTTTGTTTAAAAAACATACAATTTCAGGTTATGCAAGTTCATACCTAAAATCGCGTTTTCCTTTGGTTTTTGATACTTTACCGGCACCCACTAGCTGCTCCAGTATTTTAGTGACTTGCTCTTTTTTGTGTGGTCTGCATCGGTTAGCGATAACACCCGCCGTTTGTGGCTCGTCAAATCCAGTGAGCAGCGATTGTATTTTGATGGCGATGGAGTCACCAGGGGCGTCCTTTTCATTCATATTGGAATAAGCTAGGCGTATCTTTCTATTTATATCATCTAGCACCAGCGCATAAGCCCACCTAACGTGCTCAGACGTGCGAACTCCGTCTGGGATAGCTAACACATGGCTAACCTTACCTACAAGCTCGTAGCCGCGCCTAGGGATGGCTTCAAGTCCTGAGTTGCTTTGCGCTTCCTCTGCCATATCCCAAAAGGATTGGTAGACTTGGTCAAGCATTAAAGCGGCATCCGGTCTTGTTTCGATTTTATGCTGTTCGTCGTAATATTCGACCCGCGCGTGGAAGTCTAAAGCGTTGAATGACCCTGGGCTGTACATGTTGGCTATGGCATTTTTCATGTGTTCGCTCATATCCGGCTTAGTGTAGTTTGGTTTTCTTTTTGGGTTATTCTCTGGCTCGTCAAATATCATAGCTCTGGATAAAAAACCGTTGGTTGCGCTCTCATACTCCATGAGCGCGTTGAACGTGACCGGCGTGGTAAAGCCTAGTATTGATAAAAAAGGGCGCTCTATGCCTTGGTCTATTGATGCTAAAGCGCGTTCGATTTGCGTCAGTCTTTTTTCAAATGCGCCGGTTTTATCTTCGTTCTCGTCTACTTTTTTGCGGCACTTTGCGGCCTCGTCTTGTAGTTCTTTTTTAATAGCGTCTTTTACATCACCGGACACTGGTAAAAATGAATCCGCTTTGCTGTAAATTGACATTACCAAGCCAATCACACCCTCAAGATAACTTGCACCACCTTTTGAGGCGTTCATTATCTTTCTAAGTACCAGCCCAAATTCATCAATTACGTAATAGCTCGCTTGGTGGCGCGTTAGGTTTCGTATTATTTCCTGTTCTGATTTTATCGCACCGTGAGTAGCAGCAGAAATGCCGGCGGTTTTCAGTATTTGATTAAACGCTTTCTGCACCGCTTCCTTGCCCGTTGAGCTTCCAGCTATACAAAAGCTAAACAGGTTTGCCGTCATGCCGTCATGGGCGTCTTGTGTTCTCATGCCTGCAATGTTACCCACGGCGGTTAAAGCTGCGGCCACTGCTAGGTTTTCACGAGGGTATAAACATTGGCTGTTTATCCACTTCGTTAGCTCGCCAACAAAACCTGGTGGCCTTTTCAAGTCGATACCGGTAATGTCTAAGGTTGGCTCCGGCTCGTCAGCCTCTAAATCGCTGGTGAACTCGACTGATTGCACATAACCGTTTTGCTCTGCGTAATGTATTAAACTTCCAAGCGTGACTGGGTTCGATGATTTTCCGAATGAATGCCAGCGTTTACGCATCATAGTAAAATCATATTTCTCGCTGGCTTTGCTCCATTCATCCCATATTGCAAACCCGTCACCGTTTGTTGTGTGATGGATAGCCATCCCGCAACGTATCCATTCCTCATAATCAACATCGGTATTTCGATAGCAGGCCAGCATATTGATGATATCTTCGTCGGTGACGTCCATCTGAGCGCCGTTATATTCTGCGCGGTGGTATTCTGGTTTTGCTAATAGCTCAAGCAATGCCGGTGGGGCTTCTTTTATGTCACTTGGCGAACCATGTAAGCACTCATACGACGCGCCGCTTTTATGTTTGGACTCTGCACCAACAACAAAACCTGATGATTTAAAGTCGATGCCTTTGTAGTCGTCATGGTGCTGCGCTAATGCTGTAAGTTCTGGCAATTTAAAATATAAATGCATCGACCCGCCACCTGAGCCAGTCTTAACAGCGAAGCCAGACTCAGATAGCAAGTCTATTTTTAAATCGCGGCATAAGTCCATAAAAGCGTCAACGCCTTCATTTCTCGCATCAACATCTACTACCAGATAACCCGCGCAAATAACGCCGAAGCCGCTATCAAACTGCCCCATCTCGTCCATTGTTTCTAACTGTTCATCTGACCAGTCGGGTGTATGCTGCCAGTTTGAAGCTATTGGGTGTTTACCGGCTGCGTCACAGTCTGCGTTGCTGCAATCACACACCTCACCTTTAAACCCGTACAAGCCGAATATTTTCAGTCCTGCTTTTAGATAATCATTTTGATTCATTTATAAGTCCTTTAGAATTTTTATTGTGTTCGATAACCTAGGGTTTGATAATTCCAAAATACGCCTAAATTCACCACTCTTTGAGTAGAAAAAACTACATACATTTCTCGCGGTAGTCGCTGGAAAAACACCATTTGGTATACTGCCTCTTATTAAAAAGCAAGACAAATGAGAATAATCAAAACCAATAGGTTTTTCTTTGTATTTTTTGAAAATGTAATTAATACCTCCCTCATCTTCTATTATTCTCCAACATAGCTTTGCTAAGTCGGTTTTGCACCTGTCTTTTATTTTTACCCCTTTGGGTTTATTTTCTTCTTTATCTGTCAGCCTTATGTTGTATTTAGGTTTTAGGTTAAAAACCAGCATACTTTCATTTTTAATCGCCTCTAACTCACTTTCGTACCAGTTTATGTTTATAGTAGAAACTTCTTCTGCCCATTCTTTTTTTCTTAAATGAGTATGTAGCCTTGTATTTGGGTTGACTGATACACCTATATAAATAGCATCTCCTTTGTTGTTATATATTTGATATACGCAGCATTTTCTATTATTCATTAACTCCAGTCCTTCACGTCAGCCCTTAAATCTACTTTTTTAAATAAACCTGCCGTCTCTTGTTCAACTATCTTGGCGCACGTTGCTGATATGCGCCCACGGTTAATCCAGTAATACACTGTTTGCGGCGTAACCCCGCAAGCATTAGCTAGCCTCTGCCTTGATCCAACCCATGCAAGCAGCCGCATTAATTCAGCTTTATTATTGATTGCGATTTTTTCGTTTCTTTCTTTTTCCTGCTCTTTAGATAACAACATATAAAACACCTCTTTAGTTAAGTTGTGCGTATACTACTTTAAAAATATTTTTAATAAAAGGCTTTACAAGGCATTTAATTTATATAATATGGGCAGCGTAGAAAGAAAGAAGGAGGACAAATTAATGTCACTACTACAAACAATCAGTAAACCCGCTGACCGCTCTGTTATCTGTACCATTACAGGTGACGCGGGCACAGGCAAAACCACACTAGCCGCAACATTTCCTAATCCGGTATTTATTCGAATTGAGGATGGGCTTCAAGCTGTACCAGAAAGTATTCGCCCTGATGCTTTCCCCGTCATTGCCAAGGTTGACCAACTTTGGGAACAACTCACCGCTTTAATAACTGAGCCGCACGACTATAAAACAGTTGTACTAGACTCTGTCACCCAGCTAGAAACGCTGTTCGCTGAATACGTTATATCTAACGACCCCAAGCAACCTAAAAGCCTAGCGCAAGCTAACGGCGGATATGGTGCCGGTTATCTCGCCGTATCTGCTTTACATGGCAGAATCCGCAAAGCTGCAAAGGCTTTAAATGAAAAGCGCGGGATGCATGTTGTGTTTATTGCTCATAGCGATGTATCAACCATTGAACTTCCAGACCAAGACCCCTACAGCCGCTATGAATTACGACTCCACAAAAAATGCGTACCGCACTACGTTGATAATGTTGATTTAGTTGCATACCTAAAACTTGAAACATTCACAACCGGCGACGGCGATCGTAAAAAAGCCATATCCACCGGCAACCGTATCGCGGTCTGCTACACAGGTGCCGCCCAGGTATCTAAAAACCGCTACGGTATCTCAGAAGATTTAGAAGTCGCGCAAGGCGTCAACCCTTTTACCCCATTTATCACATCACTAACAGAAGCGAGTAAATAATATGTCATTTTGGACAACAGAAGCATTAGCAAGCACAGGAACGGTAGAAACTGGCGGCGGGGATATGACACCTATTCCAGCCAAAACACAGGTTAAAGCAGCGATTGATGAAGCTAAGTGGGACTCATACGAGGGCGACGAATACATCAGCTTGCGTTGGACTGTATTAGCGCCGGTCGAGTTTAAGAATCGCAAGATATTCCAGAAAGTCAGAGTTAATGACCCAGCCAAAGCAGAAAAGGCCAAAAAGATGCTTGGCGCAATTGCTGTAAACGCTGGTGGTGGACTGCTTAAAACAGCGGGAGAGCCTACCGATTCTGATTTGCAAAAGCATTTATTGAATAAACCAATGGCTTTGTTGCTGCAAGTTTGGAAGATAAAGCCAGACGATGGCGGCGATGAAATTACCGGCAACTGGATTAGTTCAGTCAGCCCGTTAAAAGCAAAAGCCGCTCCACCACTACCCGTTGTTGATGATGGGTTTGATGATGACGACATAGCTTTTTAATTTAATCGGGGTGCTATGGCACCCCTTTTTTTGGAGTTTTTTATGAAAGCAATAGAAACAAAATACAAGGGTTATCGGTTCCGTAGTCGCCTTGAAGCGAGGTGGGCGGTTTTCTTTGATGTAATGGGCATTAAATATGAGTATGAGCCAGAGGGGTACGATTTGGGTAACCTTGGCTACTATTTGCCTGATTTCTACCTTCCTGAGTTTAATTGCTGGGTAGAGGTTAAAGGCGATAAAAGTAATTTTGAAAATGATTTGGATAAATTAGTTTCTTTATGTCACTCGCGCAGCTCAATAGGCTTAATGCTTGGTGGCGACCCAGTAGATTCACTAAGTGAGTCTCCGTATTTTAAATTAGTTTGCGGAGACGTCACTGACTCTACAGGCGGAGAATGCATAGAAGGCTTTTTATTTTGTCGTATCGGAAAGACGATGATATTACCAGAATCTGTTTATGATGGGGCTCGTACTAGGGATTATTTTACTGTGGATTTAGAATCGGAAGCTGATAGGGTTATCGACATGCCTGAATCTAGAGACGCACCTAAAGTTTCTTTTGTTTTGGCGAAATTAGCAGCAGAAGAAGCCCGCTCCGCACGTTTTGAACATGGAGAAAGTGGCGGCGATATTTGCGGTAATAAAATACCAGAAAAAAGAAACAAAGAAACCCACCTACCACAAGGTTGGTATGCGGCATCAATATCTAACGCTGAATTAAAAACATCTAGGTCAGGAAATGGGCAGTACATTAATGTTAGGTATGTGGTAACAAAACCAACCTATCAGGGGGACTACCAAGGGCGCGTTGTGTCTGACATTATCAATGTAACAAACCGAAGTCGCGCCGCTGAGAGTTTTGGACACCAAAAGTTTAGCTCTCTTTTGCGAGCAATAGGATTAACAACCTGTGACGATACCGATCAGCTTGTAGGTGCTAGTTGCGCAATAAATTTAATTGTCACGCAGTCGCAGCAATACGGCATTGGCAATGAAATTAGAGAATTTCGCCCAATACCCCAGAGTCTTACATAACCGCGCCTACGGGCGCATTTAATAGGAATAAAACAATGGAACAACGAAGTGAAGAATGGTTCAACGCTCGCAAGAGCAAAGTCACCGGTTCAATGGTAGGTGCTATTTTAGGTGTAAACCCTTGGTCAACACCAGACGACGCAATGCGTACAATGGTGCGCAGTCACTTTGGCGCTGAGTCTGAGTTTACCGGCAACATTGCCACCGAGTACGGTACATTACACGAAGCCAGCGCACAACGTGACTTTGAAATGATGAACGCAATGAACGTGCAAGAGGTCGGCTTTATCGTACACCCTGAGTTGGATTGGTTAGGCGCATCGCCTGACGGCTTGCTGGGTGATGATGCTGTGCTTGAAATTAAATGCCCGTTTGGCAAACGTCACGACATTGAGCCGGTATTTAAATCAGCTATTGAGCAACCACATTACTACGCGCAAACTATGATTGAAGCGTTCTGTAGTGAACGTGAATGGGTGTATTTTTACCAATGGTCAGCATACGGAGACAAGCTAGAAACGTACCCACTTGACCAAGATTGGTTGGCTGAAAATATCCCAAAGCTGAAAGCGTTTTATGATGATTTTCTAGTCGAATGCAAAAACCCTGATAAACATCTCGCGCCGTTAGTCAGTAATGTCAAATCCGATAAACTTGCGTTAGCTTACAACATAGCAAAATCACATTTGGAGTTGGCGAAGCAAGCGGTGGAAGATGCAAAGTCCGATTTAATCCATTTAGCAGATGGCAAGAAATGCAACATTAGCGGCCTGCTGGTATCGCCTGTTGAGAAAAAAGGATCCGTTTCATACGCCAAAGCAATCAAAGACTTGTTGCCTGGTGCTGATTTAGAACCGTATCGCGGTAAATCCACCAGTTATTGGTTGATAAAATAATGCTTCGCCCGTATCAGCAAGCCGCTTTTGATGCTGCTATCACATACATTAGAAAGTGCTATGAGCCATGCTTAATCGAAGCTGCGACTGGTGCGGGCAAGTCCCACATCATCGCGTCGATAGCTGAGTGGGTGCATAGTCACAGCGGTAAAAAGGTTTTGTGTTTAGCCCCATCAAAAGAATTAATCACGCAAAACCATAAAAAATACTTAGCAACCGGCCAACCTGCATCTATTTACTGCGCCAGCGTGAGTAAATCGCTAACCCATGATGTGGTATTTGGATCACCTAAAACCGTTTTAAACTCGATTGATAAGTTCGGAAATAACTTTGCTGCCATCGTCATAGATGAAGCCCACGGAATCACGCCAACGGTTAAAAAAGTGATTGAGGAAATGCGCGTAAATAATAAAAAAATACGTGTAATTGGATTAACAGCTACACCGTATAGGCTGGGTGATGGTTATATCTACCAATATGACAACGAAGGCAATCCGATTTGTAATGAGCAGGCAAAAGACCCTTATTTTAATACACTGGTGTATCGCATCACAGCACCAGAATTGATTGAAATGGGCTACCTCACTAAACCACACGCTGAACCTGTCAACGCGCCAGCATACGACACTAGCGGCATTGTAAGCCATACCAACGCAGAGTATGAACGAGCGTTTGAAGGCCATGGCCGAAAGACTAGTTTAATCATTGCTGAAATAGTGGAAATTGCAAAATACAGAAAAGGCGTAATGATATTTTGCGCCACAATCCAACATGCCAAGGAAGCCCTTGCAAGCCTACCACCTGAAAACAGTAAACTTGTAACGGGTAAAACCGGCACAAAAGAGCGTGAGCAAATCATAGAAGACTTCAAGGCGCGTAGGTATAAATACCTAGTGAATGTATCGGTATTAACCACCGGATTTGATGCCGAGCATGTGGACGTTGTCGCACTATTACGCGCGACTGACTCAGTGGGGTTAATGCAGCAAATTATCGGTAGAGGGTTGCGCCTATGCAAAGGCAAAGATGATTGCTTGGTGCTTGACTACGCTGGCAACATTGAAAACCATTGCCCTGATGGTGATTTGTTCAATCCCAAAATTGAGGCAAGGTATAAATCAAACGAGTCATTTGACCTCGATGCTGTTTGTCCGAGTTGTAACGTTAAAAATACGTTTAAGGGCAGAGATAACCCAGAGCGATTTGACCGCGATATTAACGGGTATTTTGTAGACTTAGAAGGTCAGCACATATTAACCGACGATAAGCCCACACCAGCGCATCACGGGCGCAGATGTTACGGTCAAGACATAATTGCGGGACAATCAATCAGATGTAATTACAGGTGGTCATTTAAGCAGTGTTTAGAGTGCGGTCATGAAAACGATATTGCAGCTAGATATTGTGAAAAGTGTAAACATGAACTGATTGACCCAAACGAAAAGTTATTGTTGGATTTTAAGAGAATGAAGGCAGACCCGTATACTTCCAGCACTGATAAAATATTATCATGGAGGTGTCAATTATGGACAAGTAAAGCGGGAAATGAGTCTGTTAGGATTGATTTTACAACCGAGTTTGCAAGCTTCCCAATCTGGAGCGCACCAAGTAAAAGTTCACGTAATATGCGTATGTGGGAATTACTTTGCGGTGCTGTTTTTGGTGAATACATCGCAAGCTGCCAAGACTTTATGGATAAGATAGACGATTTTGAGGGTACGATGCCGCGCACCATCACGGCTGAGAAAGACCGCTCAAGTAAATTTTACAGGGTGCAAGACTACAATAGGAAATCCGATGAAATTCCCGAATAACATAATGATTTATGGTGACCAAAAATACCGCAACAAAAAATGTCCGCCTGAGTCGTCAGAACAAATCACGTTTTTTAATGTGTTGCGCCGTGAATATCCAGAGCTTGGCGCAATAGCAATACACCCGCGCAACGAAGGTAAGCGGTCAATACAGCAAACGCAACGCCAAAAAGCCGAAGGTATGACCGCAGGCGCTAGCGACATCATCATCCCTGGCAACCCGACTTTTGTATGCGAGATGAAAAGACAAGACCATACACTATGCAAGTGGGAGCCAAACCAAATCGTTTATCTTGAACAATGTCAAGAGCAGGGCGCGTTTGTATGTGTCGCACTAGGTTATAAAGCAGCGTTGGAGGCGCTAAAGCAATGGATGAAATAGCAAAAGCAAACCAAGAGTTAATCGACATACTAAACGGCGATTCCAACGCAAATAACGCTAGCGAGATGGTTCAGCACTGGCTTAAATTAACGTGCTATAACTTAGCGTATGAAGTAGCACAACACAAAACAAAAAAAGGGCGCGCCCACGCATTGGAGATAGTAAAGAACGACAGCCCTCTTTTTTATGATGATGTAAAACAGTTAGCTCAACTTATTTTTAAAAACTCATAACTAATTAGTGTTTACTTATAATAACTAATGTGTAATTATAATTGTGATTTTAACAATAGGAAGAAAAAACGATGACCGATAACATCAAAAACCCGCAACACTATCAACTCATTGAAGGCCATGAGTCGATTACCATCATCGCACGCTCCATGACACAAGAGCAATGGAAAGGCTTTTGCCTTGGCAACATTATTAAATACCGCCTACGTGCCGGGAAAAAAGGCGATATGTACGACGATATTGGAAA